GGGGCCGCCAACATTAATGCCAGATAGTTTTTGCCGAGGCGCGTCGCCGCTTGAGTAATCCAACTCAGCAAATACTTTTATTTCTTCGTGGCGCTCGCAGTCAGCATTAACCGTGAGGCGCTTGAATTTCTTGCGCTGCTGCGGGCTACCAAGGTGATTGTGTGCGAATCTTGCTATGCGCGTGAACTCTTCGCCCGCGTGACTGGCGCCAACGTCGGCGCGATACACAAAGCCATCAGCGCCACCCAGTAGCACATACTCTTCGCTGTTAATGAAACCCGATATGCCGCACTTCATTTCAACGGGATAGCTGCCGGTGAATGCACCAACGACCTCGCTGCCATTCATGGTTACACCGACAAAGCCGCGCTGAGAAAACACGCGGTACTGATTCTTGCCGCGCACAGCAACAGAAAAATTAACGGTGTCTTGAATAGCAGTTTTAAATTTCTTGTCGAGCGCCGTCATAGCAAAGCTGCCAAACGACTGAACGCGGCCAAGGCGAGTAAGACCCGCTTTTGATATAAAAACAGAGTCGCCAATATTGGCTATTGATCCCGGCTTTGCGCCAGTGCTGTCAGTGAACACCGACATAGTGATGCTTAGCTTTGTCTTGCCTGCAATCATGCGAATTGAATTCTCGCAGAACACTGCGACACGCTCGTCGGGCTGCAGGGCCATGCCTATGATTTTGTCAGAGCAGCCGATCTCTCCGCCGGTACCGGCGCTAAAATCCGTTGGGTCATTTGGCTTGCCGAACATCAGTGAGCCGCTGTCATAACCTAGCAGCAGCACATCAGACGGCAGCACCTCGATTGAGCTTGGGGCGTCGGTCGTCATTCCGGTGCTTAGCTGTGTAAATGTGACGCCATCAAACATCAGCGCTTTATTTACACCATTAACAATAAACAGCTTTTCAGTTCCGGCACTCGCGGTAAAATTGTGAACCCTGAATTCATAGCGGCCAGCAGGCAATATAAACCCAGAGCTGGCAACCTCAACCCATCCGCCAGATGTAGACTTGTACATGCGCGCAGTTGTGCCGTCCGAATGGTCGCGGAATGCGTAAACTTCATTTTTATAAATTGCGATACCGCGCACTACATTAATGCCCGGTACCGTAGTAATCGGTAGGCGCAATATTTCGGCGGCATTAGACAGATATTGCTTATGTGCCTGATAGCCGCGAGCCCCAATATTGGCAGGCAGCGACTTAATGGCATTGCCCACTATCGTATCGCTCAGCGTAATTGCTGGCCCGCCGATATTGATAACAGCAATGCGTCTATCTGCAGGGTTTGCGCCATCAACACCCACAACGGTCGCGTAACCGCCAGAAGGAGAAGCAACAATTAAATCACCCACGACAATGCCCGCGATCGCCCACATGCCAATAATTAAATAGCTGGCTTTGTTTGGCTCTTGCCGCCCATCGAACCGCTCAATGCCGCGCATTGTCACGTAGTCGCCAGACTGATCGATCTCCACATTGTGCAGCGCAACTGCCTCACCTGGGCGCAACTCCATTAGCGACGACTCGGTATTTAATCCGCCAGCAGCAATAACAGAGCTCAGCATTAGAAAGAACTCCGCGCAAACTGAACCCGAGGTGTTAGCTTGCTGTGCATTGAAATCATTGCCTTTGAATGCTCTTCGCTTGCTTCGATAAAGAGCGCGTTATCTTCATCGTATCGAGCATAGCTTTTGACTGCGCCCCACACTATGGTGTGATGATATACTGCATCGCAGGCGGGAATATCACCATTGGAGCCGAGCATTTGCGGCGCCTTCAGGTAGTGAACTTTGAGCTGGTAGGCTTGATCGGGAATACAATCAAATGCAAAGGTGCCATTAATGAAATAACAAACACCTGGGCGCCCCGGCTGCTTATTTTGCATTAAATAATTTTGCGTGTAGGACGGAGAAATAACAAATTTCAATTGCGAGTATTGACCGTCAATCATTATGAACAGTGACAGCGGCATTTGAAGATCGGAAAAACCCAGCGCTGCCGCAGAAAATGTTTCCTGCCCTGCAGTCAATGACACAAGTTTGTCGGTCTTGCGAAATACCCACTCGTCAGTTTCTTGCTGAATGTCATTCCACGCGCGGCGCACCCAATTTACAAAGCGCTTTTGATGCCCGCTAACGCCAGAGACGGAAGCGGGGCCGTCACCGGACTGCCCTGCCTCTTCCCATGCCATGCGAACCAGCTCTAGGTAATTCATTAGTCTTCGTACTCGCCAGGCTGAACGTCAAACTTAATAACCGACAACGGCTCAGTCGCAATTTCTTTTTCGACCATTTCGTTGCCTTTTTGCTCATAGACGGTAGTCTTTGCAATCAGAAGTGCGTGATAAACAGGGTAAGGAACCGTAACCTCTTCACCGCGAGTGATTGTGGTGAAAACGCCATTCACGCCAAGCGTATGTTGCTTTTCCGCATCTTTGCGGTCGTTTAAAACCATGCGCACCTTGGTTTTGCAGAGCGCATCAATATCAGCCTTTTTCTTGTTTTGCGCAGAATCATCGCCCTTGGCGCCGCCGCCAGCAGTGTCTTTGTCGGCCTCAATTACTGTCCCACCGTTTGAGCGTATTAGCTCAATAAGCTGTACTGCAGTTGTTGCGCCGTCAGGGACTTTAACGCCAAGCTCAGCTTCAAGATGGCTCTTGAGTGTTTTTGGATGGCTATTTGTCGTGATCGTGGACATAGTATTTACCGAAAATTTAGATTAAAAAAAAGGGCGACCGAAGTCACCCAATACCTGCACCTTCCCAGTGCCAAAGATTAAAGAACGCTTGCGCCAACCTCCGCACGAACAAGCCATGTGTTGTTAAGAATCCCCGACGCATGCCAAGTCTTCCAGCCAACAGAGCCCCACTGACCAAGCTCATCACCAGAACGCGGAGCGCCGGGTTTAAGCACCATCATATTGATGGCCTCCTGACCCTTAAGTGACGTAACACCGAAGGCATCGTCCGCAATGTAAACAATAGGGTAAACGTCAGCGAGAGTGCCGCCGGTGGACATAACAACACCACCATGCGCGCCGCCAGCATTCGCCCAAGCCGTCATGTTTTGCGTAAGAATGTAGCGAACATCTTCACACGAACCGATCTCTTCATCGCACAGAGTTTGCATGGTGCCGTACTCAGCCGTGGTCTTGAAGTTTGGGAGTGCACGAACATCAGCTTCCACGTCAGTGTGCGCAAATGAAATGTAAGAGCGCTCAATTGGCTTGGTACCAATGCGCACAGATGCTGACAGCATTTTTGTAACTTTCTTGCCCTTAGCTAACTTCAGTGCGCGAGTACACCTGCGCTGCACATTGATAGTTAGCTTTGTATTAACAGCAGTACGAATGGCGCCGTTGGCAAACATTACGTTTGTACCACCAGTGATTGCACCGATAACAATTTTCTCAACCGTTTCCGCCGCTTGCTCACCAGACAGCATGGTCAGATCCTGAAGAACTGGGTCTTCGTGCGTGTCTTCAACTACGTCAGTGAAGCGCGCGTATGAGCCGAACTGCTGAAGCGTAAAATTCACATCTTCATACTCAAGCTTCAAGGGCGACGGCTTAACGCCCTCAGCCAGCGGCGTTAAAGCCAGGGGCCAAGGCTTCGCGCGGCGCATCTTAAGGGTTTGGCCCTTGTTTTTAGGAATTGGGCGTTGCTGTCCGAATTTAGCAACGCACAGGACGGGGCCAGCATGTTTTAGCGCAACAGTGTCGAGCGCAACGCCAACGCGTGGTGAAATATCACCGTATTTAGTATCGCCAGTAGCCATGATTTATACCTCGGAAAATTAAAGTTTTCCCTTATCCGCCATATCCGCAAAGTGATTGAACAGAGCGTCTTGATCGCCGCTAACGGAAGTCGAGCGAGCGTTTCCGTCGCGCGGTATTACCGTCAGGTCATCAATGCTTCGCTGAACTTTTTTCTTTGTGATAGTTGCGGAGGGAGAAGGATTTGAATTTTTGTAAAATGTGAGAAGCGCAGAAACTTCACGCGAGTCATTAGAGTCAGCTATCTTTTTGATTGAATCCGGCTGGCCTTCCAGCCACGAATCAAACTTAGGGCTAGCAGCTACTTCGAAATAATCGGGATGAACTTTTTTCAGCTCTGCAATTTCACGCTGCTCTGATTCTTGTGCTGCACGTTGTTGTGCCGGAGCCAAAACCTGCTCTTGCACGGTGTTGCGAACGCCGTCAATGTCGCTGCGGAGTTTTGAGTTCTCAGCTTTCATTGACTTGAATTGCTCAACGAAACCAGCAAGCTCGGGCAAGTCTTCGAGAAGGCCATCAAGCTTCGCTTCCGAAGCGTCTATGTCGTCCTCTAGCTTTTGCGCTGCCTTGGTGTCGCCTTTGCCTTGGGCCTGAAGGTCGGCTAATTGCTGAGCCTGCGCATCAATCTGCTTTTGCAGTGAGCTAACGCGGCCAGAATCGCTTTTGCTTCTATGCTCAAGGTCTTGGAATACTCTTTGTGCTGCCGGCAATAGCTTGTCAAATTCAAAAACATCATCAGCATCGGTAGTCTCGGGCGCATTCGCCTCTTGCTCCTGCTCTGATTCGTCTTCGTCTTCATTGTTATCGTCAGCAAGGTCAGCGGGCTCACCATCTTCATTGTCAGCATCTAAGGTGTTCGCCATTTTGTCGAACACGTCATCAGCGTCTTGATCGGTAAACTCGTCTTGGTTTTCTACAGGCATAAAAAATCCTCACCGCCGTCGCGTGAGCAAGGGCAGCTGTGGGTTGGTTGGTGGATTTAGCTAAAGGGGTTTATCTTGAATTCTTTGTAGCGCAGCTCATCCTGTGCGATGAGTTCGCGTAGCGCGTCTATTCTCCCGCGCAATATTTGTGTTTTTTCTGGGGGGCAATTAATCGAGCAAAGCGCGGCAACATGTTCTTGGATTTTTTCTTGAGCGACATTGTAGACAGTGGCCCACTCGGAAGAATGAAAGTTAATCGAGGCCATAATTTGCAACCTCACCATTGGCCTGCTTGATTTGAACCTCAGTCTTAAATTTAGACATATCAAGATCAAGCTTCATGCCAGCCTCTTTCATGCGCTGAGCCAGGGTTTCAATCGTGATTTTTTCATGCGTTGAAATCTTCAGCATTTCAGTCTGCATTTTCATTTGTGCAATCTGATATTCAAGCTGGTTCTCTGCTTCGCGAAGCTGCGCTTCCATTTCAAGCTCTTTGATTCTCGCCTCACCACGCATACGCTCAGCAATAATGCGCGGGTCTTCTTGCGAGCCCTGCTCTTCAGCTTGTTTTTGTGCCTCTGCAATATCCGCCTCAAACTGCTCTTTGGTCTTGAGCAAGTCATCAGGGTTAATGTGCATGGCCTGCATTGCCTTGCGGAACGCATCGAGACCCTGCGTCTTGAAGAACTGCGACAGCACAGGGTGTCCGCCGTACTTGTCGAGCATGGTGATTAGTGTTTGCGCCTGCTGCTCTTTCACAAGCAGTGCACTGGTGCCGCGCGCATAAACTTTCAGATCACCCTTGATTGTCGGGTCATCATTGAATTGCATGTTCCAGTCATAGAAGCGCTGGATCATTGGGCAAGTCACATAGTCGTCCCACTGCTTTACTTGAGAGCGACGCACCGTGTTAGCTGAGTTCATCAGCATTGACATACCGCCGAGCGTTGGTGTTACTTGGCCCTGCTCGCCCTCTTGGATCATTGGCAAGCCAGACTGCTCATCAATCAATGCACGCGCCATGTTAAAAATGTTGGTCATTTCGACCTGAAAGCTTGGGAATTCAAACACACCGAAAGCATCCGAAACCTTGAGATTGTCGTCGCTCAGCTCCCACAAACCCCATGGCTCAATCGTATTCCCGCCGCCGATCTTTTGAATTTTTCTGTGCTTAACAATCTGCGGCCCAGCTGCTTTGCTACTGTTGTCTAGCAGCATGCGCATTGAGGTGTTTAGAATTGCTTGCGGGGTTTTAATATCGCGCGGTATGCCGGTACCAAAAATACAGTTGTCGTCGTAGTCCCAGCAATAAACTGAATAAGGCCAGTCTTCGGTTTCCATGGGATTGATTGCAGCTTTCAGCACAATGTCACCGCAAAAAATTACATGCCCGTCATATTCGCTTTCAATATCCTCGGCGTCCTCTTCAATAACGCCGGCCGCAATCAGAACGCTTGATTCAATCGGTCCATGGTAGCGCCACACTTCATAACGCTTATCTTCAGTCATGCCGATAATGCCGCTCAATTCGCGCAGCGTAGAAACATGCTCAGAGAAATTCTGAGTTTCGGTCGGAGACACCTCATCAAGCAGGCGCTTAAGCCCGTCAAGCTGAATGCCTTTAATTTTGCGCATCTTCTTCAGTGACTTTTTGGTCAAGTAAGAGCGGCGGAATATGTGATTACACTCTTGAATTCGGCTTGCGCTTAGGTCAGGGAAGAAGTCCCAAATCGGAACGTGATAGGCGACAGGTGTTTTGTTTTGAGCAACATTGAGCGAGTAGCCGTCGTCGCCTTGCGCGTAGGATCTTGCTTCACGCACCTCAACCTCAGGACCACACACAATGCCAGTACCAAATACGGCCGCATCGTAAATACAGCGGCGCGCCTGGGTGTTGTATTCGCACTCGACCAGCTGGTCTTCAATTGTGCGCTCCATGTTTTTGGCGGCTTCCTCGGCCTTTTCCATAGTCATGCGCGCCTGATCGCCCTTACTCACAAGCTCCTTATCGCCATCAGCGAAGCGCATTTCCTCTTGCTCAGTTTGATGAACTGGCGTTTCGTCGTCGCTCGCATCTGCAAGCTCAGGGTTTGGTGTAGGGTTTACGCCATAATTTTTGTCGTCAGCAGGAAACAGCATATCGATTAACTGCGCAGCACCAGCCTTTGTTTTTGGTTTGGTGATGTTTACAAAAACTTGGCTTCCGCCCTCTGGAAACTTTGTACCTTCGGGATAGCGACCGCGATACTGATACAGGTCTTCAACCCAGCCCTGCTCAATCGTTTTACGCTGCGCACACAAATCAGCAGCAGTTTTCTTGAGTCCTGCGCCAAAAAGCGCCAAGCGCTCGCCCTTCCCTTCAGCTTCGTCGCCGTCAGAAATATCTATTTCATGAGTCATGTATTAGTAGCCGGTAGTTTTGTCAGCGACAACGCGCGGTGAATGATCTGTTTGTTTTGCGGGTAGTGCGTTTGTTAGGTGCTCAGGTCTTGCAATCATGCAGAGGTATTGCAGCGCATCATGAGGATGCGAATATTTGTTTTTGCAGGGCATGTCGCGATAGCGAGCCTCAGCACCACCAACTTGAACACGCTCAAATTTGTAGCCGCCAGCAAAGCCCTTGCGCAGCGTCGTGCAATTCTTGCCAATGGAAAAGCCGGGCTGACCTTTGCCGACCAATTGCGAGAGCCACCAAGTAACTGCGCCAAGTCGCGGCTCAAGCGCATTGCTTGGCGCGGGGATAACGTCGTACTTGTGAGCCTTAAGAATATCGAAGCAAGACTTCTCGTCATTGTCCGAGCCCTTAACGCCGCTCGGGTCACCGACAACAATCATTTCAAAGCCGCGATACTTGCGCGCCATCAGCGGGTTAACGCAATCCTTTAAGAAGCCCTCTAAGCCCATTCGGCTAGTGGTGACCTCATCCAGAATGCGAAGCTGGCCGCTTGCCTGAACCTGCCCAACAACAAGCGCGGGCGTCAGACCAAAGTCGAACGAAACAATAATATGCAAACCCTTAATGGGCAGGAATTCATTAGCAGAGTTATGGACTTGTTCGTTGAAGTAGTCGCCGTAAACCGGCTTACCGTCCTGAGTCGTTGCGAACTCATTCAAGACAAACGCCTTGATCCAGTTCTTGTCTTTGCCGCCGAGCATATCCAGCCAATAATCGTAGCCTTTAACATGGTTTTTGACGTTCTCGGCTTTTGGGTTTGGGATATAGCTGCCATTGGGCAATAGAAGTAGTGCCCCTGGCTGCGGGAAGAACGCCCACTTACGGGGGGTGTTAACGCATTCAAACTCGTACCACCAGTGATCGTCATCTGGACTGTTTGTGTCCATGATTACGCCATTCCATGTAGCGCCGCCATCCTTCATTGATGGGTAGCGACCGACGCGCTGAGTAACACCGTCAAGCACCGCCTTGCTGATCTCCTTTGCCTCATTTATATATGCGCCAGTCAACTCCAACGACAGAAGCTTTTTGACATCCTTTTCAATATCAAGCGCAAGGAAAATTACTTCACAGTAGATCGTCGTGCCGTCATCGAGCGGAAGCTTTAAATTTCCGGTGATTGGAGAGTCGTAGCGAATCGGGCAAATTTCAGTTGGCACCCAATCTTGCCAGCTCTTTATTGTTGTGGTCTTTAGTTCTGGGGCTGTGTTACGAACAACGGCCCATCGCGTCCTACGCCGCTTCTTTTTGTCGGGCGCCTGCTGCGATGCTTTGGAGAGTATTTCAATTAAGCACGCAACAGTTTTACCGCCACCTACAGGGCCACGAATACCCCTAACAAACGCAGTAGACGTATGAAACGCAGCTGCCGTTTCGCTCGCGTCATACTCAATTAAAGTGGATTCCAATTTAGCCTCTTCCCTTTTTCTTGCTTGCTCCAGCGTCTCCGGCTTCCAAAAAAGAACAGCATGAAACTTGATTCTTTTTTGCAGTGAGCCGTCAACTTTAATAAACCTGAAGAAAAAGTATGGAAATTTTCTATAACTAAACCAGGAGTGGAAGTGAAACCAAAAAAACTGAAGGCACAAGATATTTGGGCAGTGGTAGAGCCATTCATCTGGGCGCAACCAAAAACCGTAGCGGTTATTCTTCATTGCCCCGCGAATTTCCTGCAAGATTTAACCTAAAGCCTATGGTTGATGTAACTTTGCTGTCAGCCTTAATGCTCGCAAGGTGTCCGTCCATTTTATTTAGCTCAGCGATAGCGGCAACAGCTGTTTTGGCGGCAGTCGCATCAAACACCTCTAATGCGCCCTCGCCATCTTCATCACCACTACCTTTTAGGGCGGCTTTCAATACAGAAGATCGCCGAGCAATATCCCAAAGCATGTTTCGCTTCTGCTCAAGGGTGCCTATTTGCCTCGGCAATGACTCAAGCTGTGCGATTTTTAAGAAGAGATTCTTGTATTGGGCAATAGTTGGGTAAGCGCTTATTGCTTTGCTTGCATCAACAGCAGGCTTCTTGCTCTTGTAACCAGCATCCTTATAGGCCTGTTCCTGCGACTTACCGGCAGCCAAGCCCTTTGCAAACTCAAGTCTAGCGGGCACCTTGAATGTCGCCGCCAGCTCAGCCAGCTCGGTCTTAAGTGCCTTCAGTTCATCACTCACTTAACACACCCAGTCATAGACGCAACAAGCTTGCGCCTATCATTAATCAGTAGTCGACGATCAATCATGTAAGCGTCTGTAATCTTATCTAGCGAATCGGTGCCTTTAAGCTTTGGCACTTCCAAATCAGGAGTAGCCGGAATGCGCTCAATACACTTGGTGGCTATTGGGACATTCACATAAACGGTTTCGATCTTGGGAGGGGGCGAGCTACAAGCGCATAGCGTGAAAGCTGCCAGTGTCAAGGCTGCTAACATTCCTGCTTTTCTCATAGCAGCGCGTCCTTAAGCATCTTTTGGCGGATAACTTCTAATTTCTCAGACTCAGGAGTTTTCTGAGCGCCACGAATTCCCAAAATTCGCCGCTCTTCTTCCTGCACTGCTGTCTCTATCTCCGCCAAAGCCTGTCTTGATTTATCTATGTCGGCCTGTTCCTGCCACTTGAATTCTTCGATCTTGCGATTCTGTTCGTTGATTGCAGTGTTGAGCGTGAAGATGCTCGCTTCTTGTCTTGCTGTCTTTGCCTTTTCTGAACTCAGATCAATAGTTAGCTTGGCATTGTCGATGCCAACATAAACCAATGCACCGAGACAGATAACAAGCAGCACACCCAAGACAGAAGGAAGAACTCTATCAATCATGCGCACCCCCTAGACATTCAGCCTTAGCTTTTAGGCGACGAGTCCATATGCCGCCGCAGATTCTCGAATTCACTGCAAGCGAGCAATCAAGCCCCTTGTATTTTTTCCACATAAGGATTGCTTCGCATGCCCCCTCATAGTCACCAGAATTGACGCGGCGAACAATGGTTGAGCTACAAAATTTATGGGCGCCAACGTTGTATGCCATATCGACGTAAACATCATATTCATGCTGATACAGCGGAGCAGTAACGCAGCGCTTTAGCACAGCCTCGTAGTCCTGATTGATTTCGCGCCCAGCTCTTGCTAATGCCGCAATAGGATTGGTTGTCTCACCCATGCGCACATTGCGAGTCGAGCCGAAACCGATTGTAGGAACATCACCAGGCACCGGAATAATCGCCTTATCGCTATACCCTTCGCTCATTACCAGCGCAATAAGGCCGGAAGCGCTTAGGGATAATGCGGCTATAGTGGTTCGCGGAAACTTAATCATCAGCTACTCGCTAACTCTGCAATTCATTTCATCATTAAGCTGTCGAATTCGCTCAAGTTTTTCGGCTTCACGCTTGGCCTTTTTTTCTGCGCGCTGCTCAAGGTAATTTGTAATATCAACATAAATTCTTACTAGGACGGCAACGATGGATAGAATTATTAGCCATTCGTTTGCGCTCATTTGCGACACTGTAGCCGCAACAGCGCCAAGGCCGTAAGTGATTGGTCCCGAAGCGGCTGATGTGTGCGGCTCTTGCATTTGAGTTTCCTTTGGGCAATAAAAAACCCGCCGAGATTGCTCAAGGCGGGTTTGGTTAATTAGTTTCGAGGCGCAAAGCCCCAAAGTGACAATATGGTCGCATGTAGCTTTAATTTATGCAACTACAAGCCGCGCCTTATTTAACTGATTAATTCATTGGGCCTTCTCGCAGCTTTCGTGCTGCTGCTCCGCAAGCTATTGATTTATAAGCCCCGACTTTGCGCGATACGTGTATTACAGTGTTATGCTTGGGCAGAGTAAGCGCCCAATTCGGTTTCTTTCTTGAATACCTTTTCAACGGTTACCCGCGATTCAGTTTCTGTGGCTCCAACAACATTTTCTGTTTTTACACTTACATTGAGTGTAACTTTGCACCCAATCAAAACACGCAACTTATCAACAAACGAAAATTTAATAGTAGTGCTTGTGTGTATTTCGTCTTTAAACTTCATGGCCAGTCTCCGCATCGTAGTTTTTTGCATAACAAGTCAATGTTGCGGACGGAATGTAAATCTCCACCCAGTTCTTTTACTCCCAGCCGCCGCAAATCTCGGCGTTATGACTTAGCAAATATTCAAAATAGTGCAACTGACAGTTTCAAACCCATGAATTGCAATGGTTCTTGCATTTATTACATCAGTCAGTAATTCCAAGCATTCTTGATCGCGTGGTTTTTTGTGGGTCGTCATTTCACTTTCAAAGCCCTCATAAACCTGTGAATTGTTTTTATATTTCCCAATAAATCTCCAAGAAATAAATGTCATACTAAATCCCACTCCGTTAGTCTGTCATAACAAGGCGTTCCAGCGGATGCGTGGTAGGCCTCAGTTTTTAGTTAATTCAGTCAGCGCACTCAATTCTGCGCATCATCCGCTGTAAATCAACAACCGCATTCGCTCGCTCAGATTCATCACCGCTATTTTTATCAATAATCACCCAAATCACATTGCCTATGGGCGGCAACGCCACGCCGTCCAAATCCTTCAGTGCATCTTTCATCTTGAAAAACACCGGCATCCAATCCTTTCGATAATCGTCAACACTACAGCGGAGCATTGCCGCCATTTCTTTATGGTGCCGCTTGTAGCGCGATTGCGTTCTTGCTTCAACCGCGGCGTCCTGCATAGCCACATAGGCAATATGCCCGCAGCGCGCAACCAAATACGGATTAAGCTTGTCCGTTCTTGCTGCGCTAAACGCATAATCAAGCAGCGCGTTTTTTACTACATTCGAATTCTCAGTTCCTTCGGGGGCGTAGGCCCACATACCCCAAGACCATGCCGCGAAATTCTTTAGTCGCAACAGGTGGACTGCTTGCTGAATCTTGCCCTTGTCGCAATGACTCATTGTTTTATTGTCGCCACCCTTCGCCGTGAACTGTATGCCGCTTGCCATGTCGCGGGCGTCCATACTATTAACATCAGTGTGAAATGCGTCATGCCAAGCTTGGCGGGCGCTTATTGCAGCCCCTGAAGAAGTCTCGAATCTCATTATTACCCCCTAATTAAGTGAATCATAAGGCCGGTGTTGCTGGCACGAACAGGTGATTTAAATCGAATTTCTTTTACAAAAGTTGCGGAATCGCTCACTAAAATCCCGCGCTCTACAAGACAGTCCTCAATCAGCTTATATGTGTAGCTGTAATTACTAACGTCATACGCCCTGCGCCCCTTTCCTAGGTGTGGTTCAAGCTCAACACATACGGGACCAGAAAAAAATTCGCCCGCATAACCGGGAGGTGATAGCGCAGCAATTACAGCTCTCATTGCCTCGGCCTTATGCTTTACCCGCTTTCTCCAATGCTGCCCTGCGTACATCGCATTGGTGCTTGGCGCAATATACGGAATAAATAAATTCATCACTTACCCCACCGAGCAATAGCTGCCATTACATTCAGAGGAACCTCTTCAGGGAATTCCTCAATTTGCCGAAACCACATATCAGAAACTGGGCCGTGCGCCTCGGCGAGCCTTTTAGGACTTCCGTGCGTCACCAAGTCATCGCAGCGCTGACACAGGCCAACCACACCCCAGTGCCCACAAAAAACACGCTCCAGCCCTGCAGGCAGCTTTCGCGCACTGCCGAGAAAGTGGTGATTGATTACCGGCGCAGAATTACTGCAAGCGGCACAAATGCACCGCTCCTTAATCCAGCCCATATGCCGCTTTTCGGCGGCATTGGCTGATCGGCTTTGTGGCGTTGGCTTGCGCTGCATTACTCTGCGATCATCCAGTCTTTCGCAAACAAGTCACCTTGACTGGGGACCCAGCCTGGCTGCCACTTATTTTGCGCATTCTTGAGCGCAAAGTAGGGCTGAGAATCCAGCGGAGTATCTTCGCCAATCCATTTTGCAGTTCTGTCATTGACTTTACGGTCGGTGCCTTGCGTGTTGAACGGAGGAAGATAAAGCGCCCCCATTACAACCACAAATTGACCTGCGCCATTCCAGCCGCGTCGTGCTATCTTTGCGCCCGCCTCAGCAAGCGTGAGCGCATGGCCAAAGCTCATGCTGCCGCTAGCCCGATAAGCATTCTCAAACTGCTCCTTAGGCGACCAACTAACATAACCAGAAAACTCTTTTGTGTTGGCCGCACCACCATCCACATACTCCACCAGGTAGCCTTCATCCTCGCCGTTTTCATCATCCGGCAATTTCCACCCACGAAAATTATTGTATTCAAGGCGATTCATAGGTTTTGCATTTACAGCTTTTGTACCAATAAAACTTTTCAATTTTCTACCCTCAATATTTTTTATTAAAATCCGGCCCCGCAAGGCCGGATTTTCAATGGTTTAGCACTTAATCATTTTTAGCTTTGGGCAAAGTTGCCGACTAACCTTTTCACCTCGCTACCGTTATTGGTTGGGCCTGCGGTCGCACTCAATGCATTAGATTTATTGCTCATAGCCTTATCGCCAGCAATGCCACACATTCGCTCAGACTCAACGGCAAGCGCCACCACGGCGCCATCGTAAGTCGTCAGAGCAATCACCGACTCGCCCGACAACTCATGGCTAACAACTTCCAGCGCAGAGAAATCCACCGACTCGGAAACCTGCAGCGACTGAAGCGCAACAATTTCCACATTCATCGACTTATCAACCACTACCGCGCTTGGCTCGGCGGCGAACGCCAGACCGGATAACGCAGCTAACAAAACACCACCAAGCAAACATCGACTTAACTTCATTGAACTACCTCACTTGCTGCCGGAAAAACTAAGCGCTTCCGGCTAACGCTTTAAAAAATAAAACTGTAAATATACGGCCCGACCAGTAAAACTCCGAAAACTTATACAACGCATTGATTTTACTAAAAATCATTTCGGAGTTTTACGGCCCGTCCCGTTGAATAAACTGTTAAGTGCTTCTTAAATAGGCTTCAAATTCAGCCCGCCAGTTGGTTCCGTGTTTTTCGTAGTGCTCAAGCATCAAGTTAATTACGTTGGCTTGCTCTTCTTCAGCCTTATTCGGTATTTCGTGGCCTAGCTCGCGCATTCTTTTTGCTATTGAGTGGCACCAAAAGTTCGGTCTGCCTAAAATAAATCGTGTGTCTTCGTTTAGCTGCATTGCGTAAGCCCTCACTTAACAAGTCGCGCCAAAATGACGCATGGTAAATATCAGTTTATAGCTAGTTGGTTCTGTGCGCATTTGCGCTAGGCGTTATGCGCCCCGTGTAGGCGGCGCAGAAATCACTACTTCTCTTGCTTGTCACTATTCACCATTGCTGCTCTGGTGTTCGCAAGGTTATTTGCCGCCTGAGAAAATCGGAGTGCATCCTCTGATTTTTCGGCATTTTTTGCTTTATCTCTCAACGCTTCAATCGCTTCTTTCATGTCAATACTCATAAGGTTTTATCTCTTAATTGTGTTGTGCGGCGCTTTAAGAATTAACCTAGCAGGCGCGCCACTTTACCGGCTAAATTTGCATAACAAGTCGTTCAAAAAGGACGGCCTGACCATCCCAGTTTTAAATTTACTTTGTACCGCCGCCGTTTAACTCGGCGTTATGCCTCCTTCCCTGTCGTCGCCACCTAGACTCTGGCCAACTTTTCAACATCATCGCTCGGCACGTACTCTCCGGTGTCAGTGAAAAAATAGGAGCCGATAAAGTTTCTGCAAATTCCCCGCCTAGCGGTTTTCTTCCAAAACCAAAAGCCTGTTGTAACATCAACAGATGAGAAGTACCTCCAATTCGTAGCGTCCTCACCTTCAGTTTTCTCCAGTTTAAAGTTGCTTAATTCCATACTTATACCTGCTGATTATTGTTGTCTAAAAAATTCATGCCGCGCCCTCTTGTCGAATTCTTGAATACCCATCCATGATCTTGCGCGCAGTGCCCAGCATCAAATTCCCCTCATCCATTAGCACCCTGTAAGTGCCCACACCTATGCCAATCGCTCTACACGTCGCGCCTACTGATCCGTGATGCTTCACTAGCGCAGCCATGACAATCTTGTACACTGAAATATCCTGCTTGCGCATTGGGTTAAAATCGCCGTCTGCCATGTCAAACCCCTATAACCGTTGCTGTAAATCTCATCACGCGGTAGTAGCCTTTGTTTTTATTATCCGCAGGCACCAATTCATGCTCTAAATTCTTCATCATGTAGAAGTTTTCGCGCTCTGATTTAAAGCGCGCATCTACTGGAAATATGGTTCCGCGAAACTTAAACCAGTGGTGATCTATGTGAGCCGACTTTTTCGAATTGTTGGGCGTGTCATAGATTACTTCCATGTGCACCTCCCAATTCAAAATTGCATTAACGATATGCGATGCGTCGTAAACACCATGGCGACGCAAAAGAAGATCTGTAACCGGGCTTGTATTGGAGTCGAACTTAAACAGCAACTTATCGCCACCATTGGTACTCATCGGCTCTACGTCCCACCACTCAAGCACGGCGCCAATCAGATGCCGCTTAATCTTTGGTGGCAGACGATCTACAGCACACTTACTTATTCTTGCTTTTGCGTTCACTTAGCAAATCTCCAAAATAAACACCATGGGGCGCGTAATGCCGATCTATCTCGTTTGTGTACTCCGCGCCTTGCTTTGTGCTCAGTAAGCGCGTAACAGGGAAGCCATCAACACCAAATAGAGGATTAGGGCTCATCAAATAAATCTGCTCTTCGTAGCTTCTGCTTGCGAAGTATCTATTCCAGCCCTTCTCAAACTGTTCGTCATCACGACGCAAAATAGGCACACCAATAATCAGCTTGCAGTAAGCGCGAACCTCACCAATATTCGCCGCGCTACCATCGCCGCTTGTTTCGCTTATCCGTTTATACAGTGTTGGCCACAGCGCGTTTTGATCAAGCGTCCTGTTTTTGCAGGTAGATAGGCGCATGCGCAAATAGCGCTTTTCTTTCCACATCGCGCGAGCCTCAATCACAGAGGCCTCGAATGCCGCTTCACTGTTAGCTATCAGCGTTACAGTGTCGGAAATGCTCACTGAACGATTGCCCTGTGCATTTTCATTGCATGACGCTCTGCGCGCTCACGCTGAAAAAACTTCACGCCTGCCGCGTTGTACCAGCACCCCAGCACCTGGTTAAACGGCAATACTGCGCGACCAAAAACAATCGCATCCTCACGCGAAAATGCCGACCTCGACTCAGCAGGCAAAATCTTATGCGGTGAGCGCGATACCTTGCCAATCACCGCCGTCCTAGCTTCGAGAATTTTTGCAGCCTTAGCCTGCATCCGCTGAACTCGCCTTAATTCAGCCTTGCGCTTATTTATCGCCTCTTTCCGCAGTCTCACTGCCTCTATGTTTATCATGCTGCCTCCACTCGCTTTGCCGCATAGCGCGCCTTCATTTTTTCCCGCAGCGCTTCGTAATGCGCCGGGCTGTTCTTTTTCATTGAGAGCAATGCTGTATTGCGCTGCTCTTTAGTGTTTAGCGTCATCACAAAATCAGCGTCACTATTTAATTTGCACTCAAGGCCTTCGGGGCAATACTTGCGCACTGGGGCATAGCATTTTTCGCAGGTCATTAGATGGTTTATGAATTCGGGGCTCATGCCTCATCACCCGCAACAAACAGCAAATTCACAGATCTACCGGTTTGCTGGCAGTGCTTGCATCCGCCCTCAACCAGCGCGCCAGAGTTCAGCAGCTCATTAGCGCGACCGCAGACAGAACCCATTTCAATCGACAGGTTTAAGCCTGTGCGAATTTCACGGCGGGAAACGCCAGGGTGCTTGCGCACATAATTTAAAATGCGAATTCGCTGCGCAGCCGCAATGTTGTCTTCTTGAATTTCAAGGAATGCAGCCTTGCTTGTATTTCTTACTGGCATTTTTGAGGCCCCTTTTCCGACAACATTTTTTTAGCTTGCTCTAAGCGCCGCCTTGCAAACTCTCTCGATTTTTCGGTTAGCTCAGGAGCTGGTTGTGGATTGCCGCCAACCATTGCCAATAGCTCACTTGATTTAATGATATTAAGCGCCCGCTGCTGCTCTTTTTGCGTTTGATCTTCGATTGCGAGCATTCTCGGGAAAATCTTGTGCGCCTGCGTATCGCGGTTATTGTTCGGAAAACAAAGCGCCCGAAATTCTGCGTAGCTTGGCGGCCACATCTCTCCGCCAATGCGGTATTCGTCTTCAGACTTTTGCTCAAGCCCAGCGATTCCGGCCTTAAAGTTTTCAGCGGTCAGGTCATTCAACTTCCGGCACCAAAGCTCAAACGATTCGGAGTAAATGCCGCGCTCAGCATCGGAGTAGATAACCAGTCCACGCGAAACAGCCTTGTGACCAAACAAGTCAGCTAGTCGGGTGAACGCGAGGATTACCAGCTTCTCGGTCGAGAGACTCCAAGGCTTGCCTTGCTTGCGCCCTGACGAGATCGGCAGGCCCAGGCTTGTATTGGCTTGGACTAACGCTACGATGCTGTTGGTTTGCTGCATTGCTGCCTCCGCTGTTTTGATCCTTTGCCAACCAGGTGTCGATAAATTTATTTATTCCGCCGAACGTCTTGCGCTTGCTTGGGTTATTAATAACCCAGCTTCGTATTCGCATGAGCGATTGACGAACGTCTACAGCGGGATAAACCGCTTGCCACTCAGAAATTTTGTTTTCGGTAATCGGGCGTTCTTCGCTTTCGGTGTTGAATTTGTTTGTCGGGATTGAAATAAAAATTTGGCTGTCATCGAGTGGAGCTTTTGGCTTTGAGCTGGACAGCTCAGAGCAAGAAGAATCTAATACGTTAGTATTAGATATATCTTCTCTTCTCTTCTCTTCTTTAGGTAACGGTGTCGGCGTTACCTTATCGTTAGTGTTGTCGTTACCTTTTTGTTTTTCTTGCGTTTTATTTTTAAAGCTTGCAACACGCTTTGCAGTGGTGGCGCGGGTTTTGGCTGTTTTTCCGTTATGGCGATCAAAGTGTGGGAGAAATACCTCAGCTTCACTTTCTGCCATCCAGCCAACAGAGATTAGCGAATTACAAAAACCGGTAACGCCAACATTTCTATCTAGCAGCATTTTGGTAACGCTCGGAGCGTTACCGTCTTCGGTATGTTGATCGAACCATGCCCAAACACGCAGAAGCTTTCCAACAACCGCATCAGGATCAATTGATAAATCCTGAGCTATTGCCCAAACCTCAGCCTTGTCGGACGTTCCGATCTCAAACTTGATCCAGTCGCCAGCCATAACAAAAACCCTTACAGGCCCCTTTAAAACAATTACAAAAAAGCCCCACACGGGGGCAAGCAGCGGAACCTTCCAACTAAGCAAGGCAATATCTAAAATCATTTCCAAGGCGAGCCTGAATATCAGCAAGCGCAGAGGTAGGTGTACGGTTTTGATCCGACAAGCGCTTTAAGTAGCGAGCAACAACAAGTGATGCATCGCGCATAAAAGTCGCACGCTCAGAATTAGCAATCTCTGCGCCTTCCTCAATTTCCTTTTGCTCAACGTCATTGAGGTAGACACGAATGCCATTTTCACGAACAAGCTTTCTGTTTCTGTACATGGTTAATCTCCTTTTGGGTTTTGGATAGCTAGGCGGCCTTATTAAGGAGAAGCGCTCGACTTATTTCGAGAATTTCAGCTCCACTAATTGACCTGCCCTGCTTCGAGCAAAGCTCGCTTATTAGCGCCGAGTAATTAGTTTCGGAGCTAAATTCTGTGCGCGGCAAGCCATTGGCAATCCATTTCTGAACAGCCTGATAGGAAACGCCGCAGCGGACACCTACAACTCTTGAGCCGCCTGCAATTTTTACTATTTCTTTAAGTGAAAGTGTTTTCATAAGCCTCATATTACAACCAATAGTTGTTATGTCAACTGTTAGTTGTATCCGCAGGCAATACAAAAGTCAACTTTCAACTGTAAGTGGTTAAAACAAGTTTTATTATGAGAACCATGAAATCAAATAGTTTTGACAGAGACAAGGCGCGCGAGGCGTTCTCAGGCAGGCTTAACGCACTGCTTGATCACTATGGCGTCCCGCCAAAGCATGACGGAAGACAGGTCCAGCTAAAGCTCGACCTGAAGGTGTCGCAAGAGGCGTCCAGAAAATGGCTAGAAGGTGAGTCCATACCTAGAGAGGAAAAGATTATTTCTATCTGCAAGCTTTACCCCTGCAGGAAGGCGTGGCTTCAGCACGGCGAAGGCAGCATGATCGAGGATGAGCTGACAAATGAGCTTCTTGCTCACTGGGATCGATGCACTCTCGCCGAAAGGCGGGCACTTCTTGGGCTTCTTGGCGGTTACGGGAAGGGCGCAGCAAAGCCATAACCTGCTCTTGCTCCGCCCCATCCAGCGCGAACCACGCAGAAAGAAGTATTTTTTTAGCTGTTAATTCTGGCATACGGCCTCCATGTTCCATGTAATCACACGCAAAAGGTCAAGCCCAGGCGCATCCTTATGGCGCGTAAATTTACACGCAAGAGTGACGCGGTTCAACGTTTCCAGCGGAAATATCATGGCAGCGCAACCATTTAGGAAGATATGACAACTTAAGCGCCAAAAAGTCATAAATTCAAGAGATTAATTACAGAAAGGATATTAACCGTGAACTACAGATCAGCCATAATCGTGCTAAGCGTATTTATTGCGGGCTGCAGCCCGAAAACCTACGACGACTGCATTATTAAGTCAATGAAAGGGGTTACCAGTAATGTCGCCGCTATAGAAATTAGCAGAGCCTGCCGCTCTCGCTTTCCGTTAGCAATAAAGGAAAGTAAGTTGTTTAGCCTGAATGGCGACCAGCTTGCCAGATTAAGATTAACTGGCAGCGCATACACAAGCTCGGCTTTTTCTGCCGGATTTTACGGGAAGCTTTATAACGGCAATAGCTCGATAGACCTATCGGAAGTTGTATTTATGGTCGGATCATCAACAGCAGACGGCAAGACCTACAGAAAGAGCTACCAAATAAGCGCGTTAGCGGAAAAAACAGTAATAATTGAGGTTGGCGACATTCAGGAGGGTACGAATATTGAAATAGTCTCAGCAAAAGGCGAGCCCAGATAGGTCGCCAATAATCATCACCTACTGAAGGCTATCAGCCTAAGCATCAAATCCCTCACCAGATCCAGCTCAGCACCATCAAGCTTTGCGGTCCCTGTCGCACCGCACTCACCCATCAGCCAGCAATCAGCACTGATTTCCATTGCTCTGCATATCTTAATTATCTCATCTGCGGACGGGCTGGCGTCACCTCGCTCAATAGCACCATACCTTCGCAGAGCAATGATGTAGCCAGCCCGTTCCGCATGAGCGCAGAACGCTTTTTGACTTGAATGCTTTGCCTCTCGCAGCTGCCTTAATCTCTCAGATGGTAAAACCATTGCGCCCTCGATCTTATTTGCCCTCATAAATACTAGCAATGATTTACGCGACAACAAGCCGCAAGTTTAGATTATTTTTAATAAAACAACTTTTGGTTGTTTACACAAACAACTTTCGGTTGTATATTGAGTCATCGAAAGCAAAAACGCACCACGGAGCAAGCCTCCGAATTAAACCAGGAGCCAGCATGAACAAAGCAACGCAAAAAACCGAGTCGCCAAAAGATGCACTGATTGCATACCTACACAAACATAAAATTGATTTCGAGCTGAAGGGTGACAACTTAACCGTGGGCGGATCTCTCGGCCTGCAGGATTGCACCGGCATCACCGCACTGCCTGACAACTTAACCGTTGGCGGATCTCTCGACCTGAGCGGCACCGGAATCACCGCACTGCCTGACAACTTAACCGTTGGCGGATCTCTCTACCTGCGCGGCACCGGAATCACCGCACTGCCTGACAACTTAACCGTTGGCGGATCTCTCTACCTGAGCGGCACCGGCATCACCGCACTGCCTGACAACTTAACCGTGGGCGGATCTCTCGGCCTGAGCGGCGCCGGAATCACAC